TCTTTGCGATTCTGACCACTGCGTCCTCAGACTTTTTGCTGAGGTCGGCCAGAGTCTGTGCCATGCCTGGGCCAACGTCTTTGGAAAACGACCCTAGGAAATCCTTGACCTTGCCGATCAAAGTAACGACTAGCTCAATTGGCTTGATCCACACTTTGAACGCGGCGACGGCAACGTCAATGATGGGTCCGATGTTTTCCGATATCCACCCAAACACGCTGCGGACAACGCTTCCCAGGTTGTTCACGGCTTCGCGGAACGTGCCCGACTTTTTGTAGGCTACGACTAGCGCGGTGGCGAGCAGGGCCAATCCGACGACGACGACGCCGACCGGGTTTGCCGTCATAGCGGCGCTAAGGAATCCCGTTTCGGCTGTGAGCAGCGGCATTACCGCCGTGGATATGGTCATGCCGATATTCAGCAGGACGATTGAAGCGGCAAGCCCTCCTACTGCTGCGGCAAGAATGGCGGCGGTCGTCGAATTCTCGCCAACCCATTTCGCCATGCCTTGCAGAAACGGCAAGACCTTTTCAATGATTGGAAGTAGGGCCGCGCCAATTGCCTCTTTAGTTTCATCAATCGTGACGCCGAATTTCCGCATCTTTCCTGCGGCGGTTTCTGACGCTTCCGCCGCTGCGCCGCCGGTGAGCAGCGCAAGTTCCTCTTGCGCCCTGCCAAAATCCTTACTCTTGATAATCGCTTCGTCAAAACCCGGAATCAGTTTTTTGATTGCCCCAAGGTTTCCGCCGTAAGCCTTGCCTAGCGTGGTGGTTACGGCTTCGAGCGGCTTGTTGGTCTGCGCTGCAATATCTAGAGAGAGAGAGAGTAGGTCTTGCGCTTTCGTAAGTGAGCCCGTGGCCGTTGCGAGCTTGCCGAGCGCGGGGCGCAGCTGGTCATCGGCAATGCCGGTCGCCATCGAGAGCTTCGTGATGTATTCATCAACACCGCTAATGGCGCGATCACTTGCGCCGGTAACGCGATCTAGTTGCCCAGTGAGCAGGCTTTGCGCGGCCGCATCTTCCATTGCCGCTTTTGCAGAATCGAACGCGGCGGCACCCAGTGCCAATAGTGCAAGGCCAGCGGGCACGGCGGCTTTCCGAACGGATGAGGCTGCCCGCTGCCCGCTGGTTTCTAGTTTCTTGAATTGCTTGTTTGCAGTGTCAATGCCACGGGAATTGAAATCCGTAATGATTGGAATTGTGATCGCCATTACTGGATCTCCTTGTTGATGCGATCTACGGCAATGCCGAGAACATCCTCAACGCCTTGGGCAATCTGTCCGGCGTGGCGTTCGTAGGCAGGCCACAAGAGGCGCGGCGAAGATGCGCGGAATAGCGGCCCCAGCGTCTTTGCCGTCGGTACCTCAAAGAGAACACCGGCAGGCGTCCCCTGAGATACGTACAACACTGACGACTTACCGCGCCGCGTTGTCGTCTTTAGCTTGACGCCCTGGGGAACCTTGGCAAGCGGCCAGGGGAATATCGAATATCCCTTGGGGTTCCACTTCCGCGCCATGCCGCTTGCCGGAAGCTTTGGGTATCCCGCCTTTACCTCCCGGACCATCGGTGCCACTACATCCCTCATGCCCTTATTGAATTCTTTGCGGTACTCGGGGTCAATCTTTCGCAGCAGCTTTAGCGCCTCAGCCACACCCTCAACATCTGTGGACATATTTACAGGCACTAGCCGCGACCCTCTCTTAGTATTTCCAGCACTGTCCGTAAATCTGCTGCCTGAAAATCAAGCCCGGAAGGCCAGAACCCGGTGGCCGCTAGTACCTGCGCAAGCGCATGACTTACGGTACCGCCGGGGTAGGGTTTCCGGTTTCGTCACCATCTAGCACGGTGAGATTCTTTACTGACTTGAGGAAATCATCAAGTTTCGCCGGGGGCTTGTGGCCTTCGGCCTTACTTGCCTCATGCGCGAGGAATCCCAGCTGTTCCATTGACAGTCCAGCCGCGAACGCGCTCGCCGTTGTGCGGTACTCGCGCTCAAGCTGAACGATGTTGTAAAGCGTCGTGGTGACGGTGTATTCGCCGTCTGCCGTGACGATAAGAATGTGCAGTTCCATCTTTTCCCCTTAGTTGATAAACGACGCTTACGGCGTAATGTCGCGTGCCCAGGTGCCGCCCGAGAACGACACTTCGTACACCTGAAGCTCGCCCACGGTCTGCGCGGTCGGAATGTCGGCGATCATGGTGTTCGTGATCGTGTATTCCGGGTTGCTCGCGCTGATTGCGCCTGCGGCGTGAGTAACGACGATGCTGGTGTCACCCTGTCCGACCTCAGCGTTTAGCGTGGCCTCGACCTCGCCAGCGCCATACGAAGCGTAAAGCGTGACGGAACCGTCAACGGTCTGAAGGCCCGCGACCATACGCTCGCCGAGGTCGCCGAACGCGGTCGAGGTGAGCGGGTTAGAACCCAGCGTGAAGGTAATGGACGAACACTGGTCAGTGAGGTCCACCCCACCGATGGTGATGCTGTGCGGCTGTGAAAGATAGGTGGTCGTGGCCACTGTCTAGCTCCTCATGGTTGAAACGCGAATGGTGAGATCGAATGACGGGATATCCTGCCCGCCAATTGCCGTCATAGACGGCGTGCCGCTGATGACGCTGATTTCCGAATCCATGATGGTGTCGGCAGTCGTCATCAGGTAGTCGGCCGCGTCGGAGTTTCCGGGCGGCGCGGCAAGAATTCGCAGACGAAACGTAATGTCTGCGATGTTGGAGTTAAAGCAGGTGAACGTCGGCGGCTCAATGACGACAGACATAGGCCGCGCGTTCCGCGAATCAGTCACGACGGCAAGCCCGAGAGCCGTGAGACTGGCCGCAAGTGTCGCCTGGGCCTCTGCGAAAATGCCCGTAGCGCTCATGCGACCTGCGCCCGGTTCACGCCCAGCAGCTTGTTGATCTGCCCGTGGGTGCCGAAGGGAACCTGCCCGCCCATCTGGTCGAAGGACGCGTAGGAATCTACGGAACCGCGCTCACGGTAAAGCGCTGCGCCCATCATGATCGTGCCCAGTAGAACGTCGGGCCCGGGGACCGTGGTGAGAGAGTCAAAGTAGCCAGATTCCCTGCGCCGCCGATAGGCGAAAGCGTTACCGGCGTTCGTCGCCACCGTGACGAAAGCCTCATCGTTTGGCGTGGCAGGGTCAATCCCTAGCCAGTCAAGGACGTCTTGGTCACTTGCCCAGGTGCATACGGGAGTGAACGTAAGCGTGCCCGATGGAATGACTGCATCCCGGGCGACGTCGGCACCTGCTGAGTAATACAGGAGCTGATTCGGCAGGATGATTTCAGGGTCAAAAAGCCAATCGCCCTCAGGGTTTACGCCTAAATAGAGATACGTCGGGACGGCCTGCACCACGAACGTGCCATTGAACCCGGCAACGTCCGAAACATCAACCACCTGCCCCGTGCCAATCTCAGTCACCTCTAGCGTCTGAATAACGGCATAGTCATCTATGCGCTGCGCGTGAGTAATTGAGTATTCGGACATGGGGCAGGTGGCCTAGAACGGTCTAGAAGGTCGCCTTAATAAACTTATCGGCGTCGATCATGACGGCCGACAGGTAACCCCTGAAGGCAATGGTGCGCGAGAGCGTGGAAGGTACGTCCACTGCAATTGCGCCCTTCTGCTGCTCGTAGACCTCAAAGCCCTCAGCGTTACCCACGATTACGGTGTCACTGGCGAAGTTGCGGTCGACCACAACCCGGAGGCCAAAGGCCATACCCATTGCCTCAGTCACGGTCAGATCGCCGTAGGCGTTCATGGGGCCGAGCTGCGGGAACAACGGACGCCCGGCAGTGTCCACAAGCCCGAGCAGGTAGCCCCACATATTCGGAGACACGAACAGGTGCGTGGGCAGGTTGCCGTTGCTGTTGGTCAGAATGTCCTGGGCGGCAGTGGACACAAACTCGGCCCACTGTGCCGGGTTCGTGGCGTCGTTACCGAATGCCACTGTCTCGGTGCTACCGGACACAAGCGTGTCGGCCGCATAGTTGTCGGTGGTGTTGGCGTAAATGCGCGCCATATCGTCAAGCACGACGCCGATAACCTCTGGCTGAGTCCAGTCGATGACCTGTTCGCTCAGGGTAACGTAACCCGCAAACGACAGCTTCTGGACTGTGATGTCATCGACGACCAGCGTGCCGTCCTCGATGGTGGTGTTCTGCGTTGACTGCTGCGCGATGCTGGTGTGGGTCGTGACCTTCGGACGAATGAACGTCGAACCGCCACCGGGCAGGGCGCGGGCACCGATAGCGTCAATGACGGGACGGTTGCCGCGAAAGTTGTTGTAAACCGGCTGCACGATTGGCAGCGGCAGGATGCCCGGGGTGTCGGTGGTGATGACGTCGGGAGCTGCGGCCTCAATGCCCGCCTGCATTGCCTGAAACTTTGCGGGATCGCTCAGCATTGCCGAAATGTATTCGGCGGGCGAAGGCATGATAAACGGGCGCTTAGCCTCTGCGTAGATAATCGGGTTAGTTGGGATGGTGGCCTCTGCCGCAATGGGCTCAGCCGTTACGGCGTCGGACATTTCCTGCTCCTCTGTGTCTGGTTCTGGGTCGGGGTCGGGGCTGGTTGCCGCGACGTTGGTGATTACTGCATCGACGTAGGCAGGCTGCGCTACTAAACTCAGCTCCCTAAGCATCGCTTTCGTCACGGTCATAACGCCATCGGCGTCAGTCGTGAAGGTGATGGGCTCAGCGCCGACGCTCACGGAATCGTAGGCCCCGGCCTGCAGCAGGGCCACGGCGTCACGGCTCGCGCGCGTGTCGGCCAGTGTGGCCTCAAATTCAAGGCCCTGCGGGGAATCGGTAAGCGTACTCACGACGCCACGAAGCTGACTCATATCGTGGTTCTCAATAAGCTTCGCGGCCTTCTGGGTTACGTCGAACGCGCCCCTGGCGAATTGCACGGCGGTCCCGTCCGAGACGGTCGCCACTACATCCCACGGCACTGCTAGCCCGCTGATGCGGGCGGGCTGCGTAGCGTCACCGGCCTGTGCGGTGATGAGCGTGGCGTCTGCATCAAAGCGAATCATCCTGGGATCACTCCTATAGGGTCAGCGTTCGGCACCGCGTCTGGCGGCACCATTTCCGGCTGAAGGTCGCCGATGTAGCCCTCTGTGTCGAATTCGACATGTCGCCCCCGGGGCAGTACGTCGTCCATCGACAGACGTTCCGCGATTGCGTGCAGCAGCGGGCGCGCGCCGAATTCGATGAGGTCGCGGCGGGCCTCTTGTGCATTGGAGTAGGTCATGCCGGACTGGTCTACGGCGAGCAGGTAGGCGGGGATATCCATAAGCCGCGAAATGTCTTTCGCCGAATACTCGCGGCCTTCGACCAGTTGCAATTTTGACGGGTCGCTGGCGAATTCCGTAAAGGTGATTCCCTCAGACAATGCGCCAATGGCATTCTCACGGCGGCTCGATGACCATGACGCGGCGAGTTCGCCCAGCTCCTCCGACGACATAGGTTCCCCGCCAGTCTGCTGCAGGTAGCCCGCTGCAATCTCATTACTGGCGAACCGCTCAGCCGCCTGGTCCAGTCGGATTGCACACTGCACTGCGCGGCGACCGGTGTACACAATGCCTTGCGACCCTGACAGGAAACACACTACGTCGGCGATGTTAAGTTCGACGCCGTTAAACATGACGACGCCCGGGGTGCCGAACCACTGCGGGCCTTGGTTATTCGGCGTTTCAATGTTCGCGGCCGGGAGCCATTGAAAGGTTGCCGGAAAGCCGTTCGCATAGCGCGAAGTGACAACCCAGAACGCGCGGCCCTGCATGATGAGGTCGCGGCACGTTACCGAGAGGGTGAAGTTACGGGCCTCAGTCGGGTTCGGCCTGGTCATCCATGATTCGCCCTCGATGTAAAGCTTCTCGTAACGCTGGCCCGTCCATTGCAGTGTGTAACTGCGTAGGTCAAGCGTACTCACGACAGTGGATAGCAGGCTAATAGCCCGGGTGACTGACGGCACCGACATAGCGGCCGTTTCGGCTGCGCCTGTCTGGAAGCCGATAAAGTTCTGGGACCGCTGCGGCGCGCCCGCGGCGGCGGCAATGGGAGCGGTGCCCATCGCGGGTATGGCCTTCACCTTCGGGCGGAATAGGTCCATGACATAAGCATCCCTTATACGTCGGCGAAATACAAGGGTGCGTGGCCGCCAGCCAAGGGAATGAAACCGACGGCCACGCGGTTACACGTTACCTGCTAAACGCGCGGGCGCGTATGCGTCACCTTCCGGCGAATGCTATCTGTGGCTTTTTGCGCGTCACGGGCTTCGCAATGATTGACGCCGCCCACACCATGCAACGCGCCATAGTAATAGGACCTGGCGAACGCTGACTTACAATGGCGTAGCCGTTTCGCGTTTCGACACCTACGGCACGGCCTACATGCTCGCGCAACATTTCCTCACCCGTATGCACCAGGCGGCCTTCGTTAATAAGGCTTCGCACAGTGGAGGTGTGGGTTTGTATCTCCCCATAGCCCACCTGCACTTTCTTACGCGCGAGCGACACCGGGGCAATGTCGAACATATTCGGCGGCATGGCAACACTTGCACACCCGGCCGCTTCGTGTTCGACCTGCTCCCAACATGACGCCAGGCTATCGGCGACGAAGGCAACCGTCACGCCTATGCGCCCGTCCTCCAGCTCGACCGCG